AATACATACAACAGACTTTGGAAGAAGTGAAAGAAGATAGGCCAGACAGAATAAAAATTAGAGTTTCGCTGGCACTTATAAAAGATATGAAAAAGGAGAAAAAAGATGAGTGAAGATTTAAAAAACAAAGACTGTTACCCATTAACTAATAGTGGGTGGCAAGAGTTATCCTCTATAGCTTATTCTTGTTCTAAATTAGTTGAAACATTTAAAAGTGAACATGTGTTGAAAGCTGATGATGAATTTATAGATGGGGAAGATTATGAATATGATAATCCTGATTATAGTAATTTAATGTGTTTAGAAGAAATAAGAGATAAATTATTGCAACTTGAAGAACATTGGAAACATTGTCAAGGATAGAGGAGAAAGCTAGTGGCTAAAGATTTATTTGTGGACTTGTGGGAAAGAACTTCCGAAGTATTTGGTGGTCATCAAGAGATTGATTCAAAGGTACTTAAACGCAGGATCAAATATTATGTAATNCCCAGACAGGACGGAGTGCCAATCATTTCATTGCACGATGACGAATGGGAAATACTTAAAGACCGAAAATTGCATAAGCGAGTAGTAGGAGAGATAATTAATAAAATAACAGAGGAGTTATAAATGGCTAGTGAATATATTTTAGATAAACTTAGTGGTGAATACGTTTTAGTTTGTTCTGATTCAAGCAGACCNACAATACGTTTAGGCACAGATGATTTGGAAACAGCTAAAGCTAGAGCCAAACCACACATGAATTTCAATGACTGAGTTATATAAGGNCAGATTTCCCTGTCACCCCACGTTTCANCTTGATTCTTCCCGGAACAAAACAATAGATTGGACTNTAAAAATGGTNCCNCCTGAATCTATCTATTGGAAAACCGGGAAGGTTAAAAAGAAAGAAATAAGAATTCTATCTAAGGTTACGCCAGGTGAACGTAAAGAATTCACCGATGAAATCTTTTTAGATATGTACCCCCCAATAATTAAACAACAAAAGGTAAAACAACTATGATTAGACAAATAGCTTATTTAGATAAGCCACAAGCAAAAGCAGTAATTCAATTATTTAGGAGAGGGCAGCTACAAGATCTGGCCGTCTTTTTAAGTATTGATAGTAAGAATAATAAAGGCCCCTATAAATTGTGTTTAGATTGCCCACAGGATTCACACCCACGAATCAATGCAAAAATACAAGATGTTGCTGACACACTAACAGATGATGACAAGCAAGCTATATTGAGTATTGATTGGCAGATGTATGATGATGCGGAGACACCTGTAGAACAAATAGGAATGACTCCAGACTTTAAAGAATACGTTGAAGAAAAAGAGAGAAACCAATGACTGAATACACAGACAAAGTAAGACTAACAAAGTTTAAATTAGATGCTGAGAAATGGGGTAGAGATATTAACTACTATCATTTTAACAATGGAGTTCGAGAAATTCGTTATAACAACGGAGTATCTAAGTTTGAAAATACTACCACCGGGCTAAAATGGACTACCTATCCAAAAAATTATGAGGAGTCTATTTATGATAAATTCAAAAAACTTTTAGCAGACATTGGATTTAAAACTACTGATTAATAATTACAGCTTCTTCTGCTTCTAATAAAGGCTTGTAATCCCCAAGCAGCTTTTTGATCCTTTCTTTTATTTCTATTTCGCTGAGAGAATCAAGCGTCCCGGTACGAACTTCTTTACGCTCAACATACAGGCCAGCAGCTCTACCTCTTTGAACTTCAGCAGAAACCGCAGCCGTTAAGTTACCTTTATCCATTGCTTGATCCCTAATCTTAGCTAATTCTCTAACGTGACGACTAAACGTAACCTCATACTTTTTGTCCAGCTCTGCCTGGAGACCCTGAATGTAACGAACAACAAGCGGATATTTCTGAGGATTGGTTAGCTCTGAAGCTCTTACAGCAGCAGAACTCTCAGCGTAACCAGCCGCAAGCGCACATTCAGTCTGGGTTTTGGATCCGTCATTGTAGACGTACTCTTTAGCAAACTTAGCTTGCTTAACTGTTAAATGTTTTTCGTTCTTTCCTGAAATGTTTCCTGAGATTCCTTTTGGCATTCTTTTCTCCTAATAAAATCTTCCCAACGTTGAAAGGTTAAAGTTTCGTAATTCCAAAACAAACCTTGTTTATAAGATGTCTTCATTCATGGCATAAAATTATACCCCAAAGTAATAAAAAGTATCTAATCTTTTATTTTATGGGATATGTACCTCATAACTTCTACCGGGTTAGACGGGAAGCCCCATTCTATAAGGGTTTTTTGGACTTTCTAACCTGACCTAACTTCTGTCAAGTTAGACGGAAACCCTTATAAGAGCTATATTTCTATCACTTCTAACCCGAAAAACTAAAATTCTGTAATATTTTTGTATTTAAAAAAATATTTTGTAAAAAATAGAAGTTAGGTTAGGTTTTGTTATATAGGAATAAAAACATTGCTAATAAAATCAATAGCTTACAGTCTAACCTTACCAAAGTTAGAAGATTTTTTTCTTCAATTAAATCAATAGGATAGAGCTAACTCTTAATTCTGATCTCAGGTTAGAAAACCATTGATATATAGTACATATCCTATATAATTATCTAAATGAATATAAAAGAAATACAAAAACTGGCAGATGATTTAAGCAAATCTAAAGAAGAACTGCAAAAAAGATACGATTTAGTTAAAGCAACAGGATTTTACAAAGCTAACTCAGGCATATTCAAAGTAATTGCAGATGGTTCTGGAATACATTGGACAGTGCTAGAAAATATGCTTTTTTCTAATGGACTGCCTAATAAAAGAACAAGAAGAAAAGTATTTAATTTGTTATTAGAAGAATAGGTATTCAAATGCAATATGAAGAAATAAACAAACTCGTAGCTAAAAGAAACGACCTAGAAGTTAAATTACGCAAACAAATAGACGAAAAACTAAAAATGTTAATGGACGTACGCTATAGCAAAGATCAAGCGTATAGACTGTTAGCAGGTGAGAATTTAGACTTCAGAACTTTAAAACTTTGGCATACAGGTGAAGCAATGAAGCCTAGTAGTTATGACAAATTAATGGGGCTGATAGAAGAATAGGTATTTAAATGAAACAAAAAAATTTACATAATTTAGTTAGAGAAATACAGCAAGAAATNCAAGAATTGATTGAAGCTAGAGAAAAACTTATAGAAATAAAGAAACAAATGACTGAAGCAGGGTTCTCAGAAGATCAAGCCTGTAGAAAACTTGCAACTGCTATAGATCTTGATTTTAGAACAGTAAAAAATTGGTTGAGAAAGCAGTCTCATTTACAAGAAGCAAAACTTCTTAAAATCTTATTATTCTTAGATGCCTACAAAGAAGTAATAGAAGAATAGGCCCTTGGTCCTTTATCCCAGATACTTGGTCCCAGATCCTTCGCTTCTGGTCCATGATTCCTACCCGACAGGCTACCGCTTATTGTATAATTAGCACTTATGGAAGATTATTTTGAATAATCAAAGTAAAGAAATAACAGTTTGGTTTTCTTGTGGGGCTGCTTCAGCTGTAGCCGCCAAAGTCACGTTAGAAAAATACGGAAAAGACAACAACATACGCATTGTTAATAACCCGGTTGCAGAAGAACACGAAGATAATCAACGATTTTTAAAGGACGTTGAGAAGTGGTTGGGAGTAGAAATCGAATACGCCATAAACTCCAAGTTTCCAGATTGCTCAGCTGAAACGGTGTGGGACACCCGGCAATATATGTCTGGCATCTCAGGAGCTCCTTGCACATTGCACTTAAAAAAGAACGCCAGGCAAGAGTGGGAAGCCAAAAATGTTACTGACTATCTAGTGCTTGGCTTTACTGCTGATGAATCAAAGAGAGCAGTGAGATTTAAAGAAGTGGAAAAGGCTAATCTTATTCCTATATTGGTGGACGAAAACATAACTAAGCAAGATTGCTTCGATATTTTAAGTGCAGCTGGCATAGAGAAACCTAAGATATACGAACTTGGGTACCCTAATGCTAATTGTATTGGTTGCGTAAAGGCTACTTCCCCCACCTATTGGAATCTAGTAAGGGAAACTTTTCCAGAAATTTTTGAGAGAAGAGCTGAACAATCAAGAGAAATTGGCGCGAAACTCGTAAGACATAAAGGGGAAAGAATTTATTTGGATACCTTACCTATAGATGCGAAAGGCAGACCACTTAAAAACTATGACTTTGAATGTGGGATATTCTGTTTAAGAGAACCAGAAGAATCTATTTCTGATTAAACTTCTTCAACAAAAAGTCTTTGTATTCTCTGACGTAAGTATCGTAATCGAGGGCACTGGACCCAAAAGCAGAGAACTCATCACAATAATCTAACCACATACGCCTACAAAACCTCCGAAAGTTTTTACGTTCTCTATTAAAGATGTTATCCCAGTTGCTGCTGAACTGTTCTGAAGAAACTGATAGGGGTCGTGGCTTAGATCCTTTACCCACCGCCCGGTCCTTTGGCTATTCTTCCTT